ATTATAGTGTCTTCTGTTGAAGATACTACAGAGAATAAACCACCTCTAACTGTACCATCAGAGCTATATCTAGCTAAATCAGCTATATATTCTCCAGCAGGTGAGTCTTCAGGTAATCCTCCCTTAATATAAGGTAAACCACTAGAACCACCAAAAGGACGGTCCTTGTCTACTTTTAAATTTTTTAAACTAGATTTTAGGTCTCTTAATGCCATTATTATCCAGGTAAGTTATCCATATACTTAACAATAGCTCTATCATCTAATTGAGATGGAGATGGTTTGTTAGGAATATTAGGATTACCATTAATTGAATATTCATTATGGAGTTTTGATACTACTAATTGAGGTTCTTGGGGTTGAACTGTTCCTCCATTACCTAAAGTAGAAGTTTGTTCTTGTCCTAAAATTTGATTTGCCATGTTATTATGTTTTAATGTTTATAATAAATATTAATTATATTTTTCTTGTAGCTATTCCTAAAGGTGCTTTTTGTAATTCACTTGATACACGTACTCCATCAAGATTAGTTTGTACTTTTACTCTAGACATTGCTTGAGCCATTTTATCGTAGTCAATAGCTTGTGATTGCTGTTGGGGAGCAGTCTGATTAACTATTACAGGGGCGTTTTTGGAATTTAAAGCTTTAGATGCTCCAGGGAATGCTACTAAATCATCATTTTTACTTAATTCAAATAAACCTCCTTCTTTTGTTGATATTTGAGTTTTACCATCTGCTGGTGAATTAACGTCACCTGCTTTTGAGAAGTAAGAATAGGCTGCAACTCCTACAACTGCTGCTGTTGCTAAACCTACTAAGGCCATTATAGGATTAGATAAAGCATATAAAGCGGCTTGAGCTGCTAATTGAACTAATTTACTTTTACCTAAAGCTAAACCTTTTAAATCACTTGCCATTTGAGCATTTTTTGCAACAGTTACAGCTGTCTCTAAAGATGCCATAGCTGCAGTTCTAGCGGTTGATATAGCCTTATAAGCAGCTATGGTTTTTTCTATACCAAGTATAGTTGATGTAATAGTTTTTAAAACTATCATTGAGCCTATAACAGTAGTTATAATTCCTGAAAATTGCATCATATTATCTAACATAGATGCTAATGTCTCTAAAGGTCCTGCTAAAGCAGATCCCATTTTTTCCATAGATTTAGTTATGGATTCTTGAACAGTTAATCTTTCAAGATCCTCTAATTTCATTCCTGCATTTAATGCAGCTTGTTCTTTAGTTACATTATTATCTAATTCTTTAGCATATATCATTTTAGATATTTGATCCTTAGATAAACCCATAGCTTTTGCTATAGCTTCTTGTTCAATTCTATTACCCTTAGCAAATGTATTAAGAACTTCTTGATTGTTTCCTATCTCTTTTGCTACACCTTCTAAATCATTTTGAAGAGCATAGTAGCGAGCTGCCTCTAAATTTAATTGTTTACCAGTTATAACTTCAGCTTCAAATTCTGATGCAATAGATGATTCAATATCTAATAAAGAATCAGATATTCCTTCAACTTCTTTTAAACTTAAACCTAAAGCTCTTGCCGCTATATTAGCATCTGTTATTTTTTTAGTACTACCTCCTAATGAAAGTTGGATTGTTTGAGAGGTAGCATAAACATCTTTTAATATAGTTTTATTATTTAAAGCAGATTTATTTGTTAAATTATATGCTCCAACTTGGTCTAAAACGGATTGACTTTGGTCTTTTAATTCTGAACCATTCATTTTAGATAAAACAGCGGCATTGCCTGCTTCTTCAGCAGACATACCCATTAAGACTTGAAGTTTAGAAGCTGCTTCTATAGTGTCTTTAGAAAACACAGCATCTGCTGCAAAACCAAATTGTTGAGTTAAAGATGTAGCAGTTTTTATATAATCAACACTAGATATTAAAGATGAATTTATAGTATCTAAATGAGGTATATTTCGACCTGTTTCTCTTGTAAATTCGGTTTGAGCTTCATTTAACTTTAAAAAGCTTGAAGCAATGTTAGTAAAGACAAAATCAACAGCATTAGCAAAAGTAAATTGTTCTTTTAAAGAATTAGCTATATTTTTATACTTATTAGTCTGTTTGTCTAATTCTTTATTTTGATCTTCTAAAGTTTCTTTTTGTTTAAGTAATTCTCTTTTTCTATCTACTTCCTGTTTAGTTAAAGGTCTTAATAGTTTAGATAAATCTTCATACTCTTTAATATTTTCAGCTATAGCGTCTTGATTTAGCTTTATTTGAAATCTAGCATCTTTTGTTTTTTGGATAGCATCTGATATAGGTTTAGCTATACCTGCAAATCCCATTTTTTCTAGGAATTTTCCTGCTCCTTCTAAACCACTTCCTAATAAACCAATTTCTTTATTAACTTGAGCTTGGAGTTCTATAGTTCTATTTAAACCATTATTAAAAGCTTCTTGTTCATTTAAAGCATCTTGAGCAGCTGCAAGATCTTTTTGACTTAATTGCCCACTTCTTATAGCGAATTTTAATTCTTCAAATTTTACTCTAGCTTGATTTTGTAGATTTTTTAATTGTTTTTCATTTAAAACATTTTCACCTCTTCTATAATCAACAATTTGTTTAGAAATATCAGCTATACCATTTATAGATTTTTTAGCAGTATTATAATAGGTGTTTTGTTTAGACATTTCATTAACAGTGTCTTTAAAACTTTTAGAGATATAATCTAAATCACTAGAAGCTTCTCTAAATTCTTGTCTTAAAGCTCTAACTGTTAATAAAGCTTTATCTAGATCCTTTGAATCAAATGGAGTTAAAGGTGTATCTCCTAGTTGTTTTCTAAGATCAGCAATTTCTTGATTTAAAGCATTTATATCTGCAGCCATAATATATTGTATTGGTATAAATATGAAAAGCCCCTATTTTTTAGGGACTTTTGCATTGTATGTACTTGATTGAGGAATATCAGGTCTAGCTATTTCTTTACCACTTTTATTTGTTAATTGATTATTTTGATTATCAATAGCTTCTTGTTTTTTATCATAAAATTCTTTTAGTTTATTAAAAGTAAAAGTTCGAAGCCAAATAGGCATATGATAAACAGTATTCCAATCATATCCTCCATTACTATTAAATACAATTTCATGTATTTGGGAGAACATATTTATTCTATAAATTGAGGTCAGGCCAAAAAAAGTTAAGACTAATTGGAATGGCGATGTCCTCCCCGTCATCACCTTTAATAGTTAAATTAATATCTGGAGATATTCTTTTTATTTCTTGTCTTAATGATCTTGAATCTCTTGCTAATAATTCATTATCAACAAATTCTCTAACAGTTTTTCTATCACTATCACCATTAACTGAAGTTATGATATATTTTAGTCTAGTTGATAATTCAGGTGAACCATTTGGGTTAATTTTTTTAAGCCCTTTTAATTCCTGATCTACCGCTGTTTCATCACCATGTGTTAATAACTTAAATGTTATTTGATCTTTTGAAGCTGGTAAAGTAAATTCAAAATTATTACCATTTTCATAGTTTACATCTTCTAGTAATTCTTTGTCTTTTAAAGTAGTTAAATCTACTTGATAAGTTTTACCTCCAGATTCAAACTCATAATCTTGACCATATCCTAAAATACGAGAAGCAATTAAAATTGCATTTTTATCTCCTACAAGTAGTTCTTTAATGTCAATTTTAGAAACTATAAGAGACTCAATTAATTTGTCTAGTACTGTACCTTGTTGAATGTAGTTTTGGTTAGTTAAAATATCTTCTTCACGAGCGGTCATGTATTTCATTTCAATTTGACCACTTCTTAGAGGAGAACCTTCAGGGTAAAGTAAACCTTTTGAAGGTAGGTCTACCATTTCAGTAGGGAATTTTGGTTTTGTAACTTGATTTTCCATAAAATTTATTAGTGTGTTTATATATAAATATAGTAAAACAAAGGAAAGCCCAATAAATGGGCTTTCTCTTTTGTATGTTTTTTGTTTCTTAGTAGTTTAAGATACAATAATCCATTGCTATGGTTACTGAAAGTTCTACTGCTGCTTCTCCTGAAGACCAATCATACTCTCCGAAGTTTGCTGATTTTACAAATGCACCTTTTATAATCCATTCTCCAACTACATCTCCTACAGGACCTAAGATATTCATTCTTAAATCTTTTTTGTAGAAATCTGAGTAACCATCTCTACCTGTTACAGATTCGTGAGCTAAACGTGCCCATTCCATTACTGTTTGAGCTCCTGATGGTGCAATTGGATCATATAGTGATAAAGTCATATCATTCCATCTTACTTTACCTTTAACTTTACGGTAAACATTAATGTGGTCTAATATAATTTCATTTGCTTCAAATCCTGGTGCAGATGCTTTTTTAATTAAGTATGATGGGATACCGTCAATATATAGTATAAATCTATTTTGAACTTTTGGTTCAAAAGCGGTAAACATTATTTCGTTTGGGTTTAATACTGCCATGTTACGTTTTTGTTATTGTTGATGATAAATATTAAGAAAAAAGCCCTTATGATAGGGCTTTAATCCTAAATTATTTTATTAAAATGTAGCTCCTGTTGGTGTTACATTAAAGTCTAATATAATAAACTCAGCTGTTCTAGTTGGTTGGATAAATATCTGACCTACTAATTGATTTCTATCAATTACATCAGCAGTATTATTTGTATCATCCATCACTACTTTAAATGCATACAATCCTTGTCTTTGTTGGATAGAATCTAAATATGGATTTACTTGAGATAAGAATCTATTTCTTGTAGCTAAAGTATTTTGTTCGAATACTAACGTGTTAGCAATTTGACCAATATAAGATTTTAACTCAATTAATAATCTTCTAACATTAATTCTATCTAAAGCTGAAGCTTTTTGTTGTAATGTTTTCTGACCATAAGCAACAACTCCTTGTCCTGGGAATGTAGCAATTGGATTTACTTTTCCTAAGTACAATGTGTCTCTATCGTCTGGTGATAATTTTTTAGCTGCTTGTACAACACTTAAACCACCTCTTGTAAATCCTCCTGGTGCAAACCATGGAGCTGCAATTCTATCATTGTAGGCATAAACACTTGGTATGATTGTTGATGGTGGAACCCATGTTAATTTTCCAGTGTTTGGAGCATTAACTTGAACCCATGGCCAATATGCTGCTGCGTAGCTATTATCAATTTCTGAAGCTTCGCTTACTACTGTGTTAATAGTATTAACATCTTTACTTACTAAATCTACAACTGCAATAGCATCACCTCTGTTTTGAGTATTTGTTAATAATAATGATAAAGCTGTTGAGTTAGATGATTGCCATAATCCAGGTACTGTAATCACGTTGTATCTAAATTCATCTTGATTAGCTAACAAGTTTAATGACGATGTATAGTTAACATCAGTTAAACCGAATATTGACGATAAACTACCGTTAGCACCACCGAATGAACCACTAGAGTTTGCTGGAAGTGAAGCTGTGTATTCTGATTTAGCTACTCCATTATTATCAAAATAATTTGGTGTAGGAGCTAATACTGATTTTACTCTTACATATCTTGATTTGTTAGTATAATCACCTGTAATGTCTGTGTACCCATTATCAGTAGAAATTATTTGGTTACCAATTACTGCTTCAATATAATTTGGAGAGTTTGGATCTAATGATAATCCTGCGTATGATTCTAATATTATTTTTGAATTAATATTATCGTCTCCTCTTCTAACTAATAAACTAAAAGTTCCATTTGCAGTATCTTTATTAGCTACTTCCCATCTAATGTTATCTGGAGTACCATTTATTAAAGTGTCATTAGCACCTGTTGATCCTGTACTATTTTGAATAGCTCCCCAAGATAAAGTTTCTAAAGTAAAAGCTGCTGAAGGAGTTCCAGTAGCACCACCTGCTAAACTTAT